TCTCTTTCAAGCAAGCGTTGAGTTTGGAACGCAAGACGTAATTCGTTGATGGTGGAAGCTGTTGCATCTGTAAGGTCCGCAAATATCCCTGGATATCCCGACGAGGGTCCTTCTTCAAACTTAATGTTGGTATCGCCACTCGTCCAATAATTGGCGAAACTGTCTGTTGGCGGTCCGCCCGTTTGTCTCACGGTAATCGGGCCTGTTGTTGCTCCTGTATCGCTTACGTCAAGGCCTATGCCGTGTACCGGTGCGCTTGTACCAAGTGGTAAATTTACGGATTCGCCTTTCTGGGGCCAGGGCAAAGCCGAACAAAAATAGTCGTGCTTTTTTCCGCGTTTAAATACGCCATTAGTTGCGTAAAAGGATCCTGATGCGTCAAAGACGCCGTCCGGTCCGTTGTCCAATGGTATTGGTTTGCTGTCTTGTAGGTTTTGATCGCGGAACCATTCGTTCCATATTAGTTTGTACGCTCGCCACGGTAACGCGCTGACTGCGTTTGTTGATAGTGAGAAGTCCAGGTCTACCGGTAGTCCCATATAATCGGCACAGCTGCCCACATCTACGTCGTGGGTGCCTGTTGTGCCCGATAGTACGGGTATTGTGAAATCGATGCTGTCGCCTGGGTCTGCCTCGGCGCCCATAAATCTTTCGAAGCTGCCTTCGCTCGAGTCCCATAGAATTCGATAGGGCACGAAGAAATAGAAGGTGTCGATATAGAGTGAGTCCATTAACGGGTGTAACGGTGTAGCCAGTCTTGCGACTATCGTCGTTTTACAGTTCCAGCTGTCTCCTGGTATTACATCCCATACGCCCATCGGCACGAGTCCGTCGGCATCAAATGTGGTTTTGTGTCCGTGCGATAGATCGAAAGTCGATCTTGGTATATCCGCTCGGGGTACTTGTCCGAAGCGGTGTTGGCTTTTGCCGACTTTTGTACGTTGTCCCATTTAAGTGCCCTCTGTTGCGAGTTTCAGGTCGGCTTGTTTTGGATTGCGATCTGCTGCTACGCATTCCAGGCCGGTGGTTAATTTTTCGAGTTCTTCGCCT